AAAGAATACATATTGCTTGATTATGGTAATAATCCTTATGTGGCAACTTTGTATAAATAGCACATAACTAATGTATAGGCGAAATAGCCTCACTTTGGTGGAACTTTTTTATTAAAATTATGAACAACAATATCAGTCCTTGGGTAGTTGTAGGATTGAATATGTCTAAAGAAAGTAGAATTAAATCCTTTGTAACTACCATTTGTAAACATTATAAGATATCTGAAAGTGATTTAAAGCTAAAAAGTAGAAAGCAATCAATAGTTAATGCTAAAAAGGCTTTAGCTTTTTACTTACATCATAATTTTAGATTGACAGAACAACAAATAGCTGATGAATTTAAACTAGGTATTTCTAGAAGCTGTATTCATCATCATAAAGTAGATTTTAGAAGATTACTTGAGGTAAAAGACCCAGATGTAGTATCTTTACAGTCTAAACTAGACAACCATTTAAAAAAATACGATGATATACTTAGTTTCAAATAACAGCTTGATAAAGAGCGAAATATCTACACCATGTTCAATAGATGACGTAAAAGAATGGTGTAAACACAACAAAATAAGAGGCATAGATACAGAAACTATTGGCAACTGTTGGGATGGGTATATTTTTACTCTTCAAATAGGTAATGCTGATACACAATTTGTTATTGACTGTACATATGCTAATATCCTAGACCTTAAAGAAGAACTAGAAGACCCTGAAGCTATTAACATTCTTCAGAATAGTAAATATGACGATAAGTTTTTCTTTGCTAAAGGAATAAAACTAGGATACATTTGGGATACTTTTTTATCAGAGTGTATCTTAACTACTGGATATGAAAATAGACAGCTTAGGCTTGACTATATAGTATCTAAATACTGTGGAGATAAGTACCAGTTAGATAAATCAGTAAGAGGTAAAATTAACTGGGCAGGATTAACAGATGATGTTATTAAGTATGCTGCTTATGATGTTATTGCTTTGGAAGAAGTAATGAATAAACAAAAAGCAGAACTTGAGAGATTAGATTTAATGCCTGTAGCTGATTTAGAGTTTTCTTGTTCTAGAATATTTGCTGAAATGGAATATGTAGGCATGAAACTAGATGTTAATAAATGGCTAGAGCAAGCGGATGATAGAGAAAAAAATGCAGATAGATTTGAGAAAGCTCTAAATGAATACATTCTAGATAATCCAGACAAGTACAATAACTTTATAGATAGACAGTTAAACTTATTTGAACCAGGATTTAAGACAAATATTACATGGTCTTCTCCTAAACAAGTGCTTGATGTACTACTATCTTCTGGTATTAAAGTAGATTCTGTTAATGAAAAGATTATTGAAAAGTACAAGGCTAAACAACCAATAGTATCTCTTTACCTAGACTATAAAGAAAATCAAACTGCAATAAGCAAATTTGGTAAAGAATATCTTAAGTGGATAGTTCCTGAAACTAAAGCTATACATACCTCTTATTGGCAAATTCTTGCTACTGGTAGAGTGTCTTCAGGTATGAAAGATGAAGCACCTAATATGCAACAACTTCCTGCTTTAAATGAGGTAAGAAATTGTTTTATAGCTAGAGATGGTTATAGTTATGTAGATTGTGACTACTCTGCTATGGAACTTGTAATTGCTGGTTGTGTAAGTGGTGAAGAGTCTTGGGTAGAAGCATTTAATAATGGATTAGATTTACATTCTGTAGTAGCTGAAGCAGTGTATAAAGATAAATGGGTAAACTCTGCTGAAGAAAACTGTGAGTACATGAAATCTAAACAAAAATGCGATTGTAAAGAGCATAAAGGAATGAGAACTAAAATCAAAACTTTAAACTATTTAGCTCTTTATGGTGGTGGTCCACAAAAGTTAAGTGACTCTATTAATATTCCATTAGCAGAAGCTAAAGAAATTATTAGCACTTATTTTAAAGGATTGCCTAAGCTTACTGGATTTTTAAATATGCTAAAAACATATGGTAAAAGGAACTTAATGATTAGAACTAAACCTCCATATCGTAGAATTAGATTTTTTGAAAATCCACAAGATGACCCTGCTGTATATTCTCAAATTGAAAGACAAAGTGGTAACACATACATTCAGGGTACTGGTGCTAATATTACTAAGCTATCTATGGTTAAAATGAATGAAGAAAGAGCTAAACAAAACATAGATGTTAAGTTTGTTCTTCAATTGCATGATGCTGTAGTATGTGAAGTTAAAGATGAGCAAGCAGAACAATGGTTTAATATCCAAAAACAATGTATGATTGATGCTTTTAAAGAAGTTATTGGTTATCCTATTGATGTTGATGGATATATAGCTAAATTTTGGAAAAAATAAATTTAAAATTATGAATGACGCACAAAAACAAAGAACTAGGGAAGTATTAACCCAATTAAAAAATCAAGGATACATAGGAGTATCTATATCTTTTGATGGTGCAGGTGATGAAGGTTCTATAACTGGTGCTAAAGCCTTTACAGAAGATTTTATCTTGGATGAAATGTATTATACAGATTTCTGGCAATATGAGCCTGAAATTACTGAAGACCTTAGAGATTTAGGTTATGATATTTTATCTGATTCAGGCTATGATTGGTATAATAATGATGGTGGATATGGAAGTATTCACATTTCTTTATTAACTGGAGAGGTAAAGTTAGACATTAGAATTAGAGTTACGGATACTGAAGATTATCTAGTACTTTCTGAAGTAAAAAATTTCACACGATGAGTCCATTAGTACATTCAGAATTATCTGTAAAATCATTTGGAGGTAAACTTGAAGATTACCTTGAAATTCATGAGTTTTTGGATATGACTAAAACACATTATGTAGGCTATCAACATAGAGCTATTCTACATAATACTTTTGGTATCTATATCTGTGAAAGAATATTTGGCCCTTACATTACTAATTCTGATGGAAATAAAGTAGAAACTAGATATATTGTTATCAATCATATCAAAGAAGATTTATCTTTTGTTCCTACAGTAAAAGAATGGGTGTCAAATATACCTTTCAAACCTTGGATGAATGGTGAAACAATTTCACAAAAACACAATAGTAAAAACATTGAAACATTATTAAATGACGAACAATGAAAAGAGAATATTAGTACATGAACAAGCTAAACAATCTTTCCTCACACATAAAAAGGGCATACTGCACATTTCTATGGGTGTTGGAAAAACTAAAATAGCTATTGACTTAATTAATACTGACAGTAAAACACTTGTTGTAGCACCATTTAATTCTGTTTTAGATACTTGGAAAGAAGAGTTTATTAAATGGAATAAATCAGATGCTAATGTTGTTTACACCACTACAGCTTCTTTAGGGAAACATACAAAGAACACTTTTGATTTAGTAGTATTAGATGAGATTCATCTATATTCTATTAACCAGCTATCTAAAGTACCTCATGGTAGGTTACTAGGTTTAACTGGTACATTAAGTGATTCTAGTGCAGCTGTAATTAAAGAACAACTTAATCTAGATGTTATATTTAGTTATGACATTGAACAAGCTATTAGAGATGGAATTATTGCAGATTATAGAGTTAAGGTTATTGAAGTATCCCTTGATGATAGTCTTAAATATATTCAAGGTGGTACTAAACTGAAGCCTTTTCTAACTACAGAAAAAGCTCAGTATGATTATCTTACAAAACAGTTTAATCAAATTAAATTTGCAGAATGGAATGCCATAGGTGCTGATAAAAGAAAGTATGCTCTAATTAAAATGCAGTTTGCATCCAAGAGAGCAAAGCTAATCTATTCTTGCAAAAGTAAAATTGATGCTGCAAATAGGATAATTTCTAAGCATTCTAACGATAGAATTCTTATCTTTACAACATTAACAGATAGTGCTAATCAACTCTCTGAACACCAATACCATTCAAAAGCTGATAAGAAAAACCTAGACAGGTTTTCTGATGGAGAAATTGATAGACTAGCAGTAGTCAATATGGCAAATGTAGGCTTGAATATTAAGCCTCTACACAGAGCTGTAGTTCATCAATTTCAAAGCTCAGAAGAAACAGCTCAACAAAGAATGGGTAGGTTACTTAGACTGGAGTATGACAATCCAGAAAAGATTGCAGAGATTCATGTAGTATGTGCTGTTAATACTGTAGATGAGGATTGGGTTAAGAGTGCTTTAAAAAATGTTCCTAGGTCTAAATTAGAATACATACACTATAAAAATTTATGATGGAACAAGTAATAAATAAGCAAGTAGATAACTTGCTAACAGACGATGAAGTTCTTTTCTTCTATAAGATAGTAGAAGTAGATATGACACAAGAAGAAAGACAAGACCCTAACACATATGTAGAAAAGATTAATGCTTTATCTAGACCTAAAAGAACCACCACAGACCAAGTAATTTGTGTTATACCTGCTTTTATACTTCAAATGGAAGAAGAGGATGCAAGATTAAAGTATAAAAACATGGGAATCTTATGATGACAATTTTAGTAATTGTTTTGTTAATTGTAAGCTATATGGCTATAACAATGCATAGTGTTTCATTAGTAGATGATGGAAAATACGTGAAAATTGTATGGGTGTCAGAAAAGATTAATACTGATGGAATGCCTTATACAAGAGTAAACTCAATCATTATATGGAAATACTAGAAGTTGTAGAACTATTAAACAAAATGCAAGATGAGGGCTATATTAAAGTCCTAAACTGGGAAACCAGAGAACTAATCCTTTTACCTAAAACAGAAACTAAAGTAGTCCATCCTGTTGATGAATGGATTGATGCTTATAGAAATATGTTTAAAGGTAAAAAACCTGGTGCTATGGGTGATAGGAATGCCTGTATTGTTAAGATGAAAGAGCTATTTTTGAGAAGACCAGATTTAACCCAAGAAAAAGTTCTTAGGGCCACTGAAAAGTACATTCAAGTAGAGTCTAATCAAAGATGGAAATATCTTATGCAAGCAGATTATTTTATCTCCAAGAACCAAGGTAATACCAGAGATGGTAGGGTATCTAAGCTTGAAGCTTATTGTGATGAGCTAGATACCAATGAACCTCAAAATTCTTTTATACATGATATTTGATAGAGCATTAAGTAGAATTAGGGATAATATGCATAATGAGCATAACTGCATCCCTTGGGGTTTACCTAGATTTGAGAATGTAGTGCCAGGCATTATGCAAAAAAAGTATTATCTTATTACGGCAAATTCTGGTGTAGGTAAAACTCAGTTTACTGATGCTTTCTTTATGTATAGACCTATAGATTTTATTCTTAATTCTCAAACAGACATTAAGCTTAAAATCTTTTACTACTCATTAGAGGTTGATAAAGAATCTAAGATTATTCAAGGTATTGCTAAGAAGATATACTATGATTACAATATGGTAATCCCATTCAATAAAATCCTATCTATGAACAAACATAGGATTTCTGAAGAGGAATACTCTATCATAGCATCTACTAAGGAATACTTTGAAAAGCTAGAGGATTTTGTGTATATCTATGATAGCACTATAAATCCTTACGGTATCTTTAAGCAAATGCTAGATTATGCTAAATCACATGGCACTATCCACAAGAAACTAATAACAAAGAAAGTGCGAGATGACAGCACTGGAGAAATTAGAGAAGAAGAAGTAGAGATATTTGACTACTATACTCCTAATAATCCTAAAGAGTATGTTATTATTATTGTGGACCATGCTGCATTATTAAATTCTGAGCAAGGATTAAGTATCAAAGGCACTATAGAAAAGCATAGTAACAATATGGTACAGCTTAGAAATAACTTTGGATTTACTCCTGTGCTTATCCAGCAACAAGCAGCTGCTATGGAGGAATTAGATACTTATAGAGGTCAAACTTTAGAATCTAAATTAATTCCTAGCTTATATGGTTTGGGTGAGACTAAACTAACTGGTAGAGATGCTGATATTGCACTAGGAATTTTTAGTCCTGCTAGGTATGAATTAGATGTATTTCGGAACTATAAAATTTCTTTATTACAAGATAATTTCCGATCTTTACATGTGCTGAAATACCGTAGTGGCAGTCCAAATGGTGTAGTAGGTATGTATTTTAATGGTGCTACAAACTACTTTGAAGAGTTACCTAAACCAGGTGACCCTAAACTTGAAGAAATTTACAGAAAACAGCATGAAAAACTTAAAGCGTAATACCGTAGAACAAGATATAGTAGATTTTATAGAAAGAGGTGGACCAACTATAACACATAAAAGTATTGTAGAAAGGTTTAATGTTACCTTAGACTATCTTAAATCACTTATCTGGAGATTAAAAAGAAACTATCGTAACTAAATCAACAATTATATGAGTACACTTGTAGGTATTGTAGGTCAAAGTGGGACAGGTAAGTCCACTTCGATTGAAACCCTAAACCCCAAAGAAACTGTAATTATCAATGTTTCTAACAAGCCACTGCCATTCAAAGGATGGAAGAGTAATTACACTCAAGGCAAATTATCTGAAGGTGCTAACTATATCTCAACAGATGTAGCAGCAACTATAGTTCAAGCTCTTAAGTATATTAGCGATAATAGACCAGAGATTAAATATGTCATCATTGATGACCTTCAGTACTTAATGTCTTTTGAGTTTATGGCTAAGGCTAAAGAGAAAGGCTTTGAGAAATTTACAGACATTGGTAAGAATACTTTTGATGTATTGAATGCAAGTCGTCAGCTTAGGGATGACTTAATCATTTTTGCAATATATCATGAGGAAAGTACCAGTGAAAACTTTAATCCTAAACGGAAAATTAAAACTATAGGTAAACTCCTAGATGATAAAATCACTTTAGAGGGTTTGTTTACCATAGTTTTCTTTACTGAAGTTAAGATTGAAGAAGACCAGAAGCCACATTATTATTTTGTAACTCAAACTGATGGTGTGACTACTGCAAAAAGTCCAAGAGGAATGTTTGATGAGCTTCTCATTCCTAATGACTTATCTTTTGTGTCCACAAAAATTAACGAATATTACAACTAATTAGTATGAAACAAATTCCTATTAGTACTAGAGACTTGAAAATCTGGTATGTGCTGGACTGTATGTCAGCAGATGAAATTGCAGTAAAAATTAACAATACCTATGGTATTAACTGCAGTGGTGATGATGTAGTAACTTTGCTCAGAGAGAGAAAAGTTCAAACAAGAAATATCAAGAGAACTGAAGCTACTTTTCAGTTTGTAGACCCTGATATGGTTGTAGAAGAAGCTTGTATTGTTTATAATAATGAGCCTGAAACAGCTGATATTAGCACATTACAACATGCAGGTATTCCTCAATATGTAGACTCTGATCTTTCTTCAGCAAGTATCTAAGTATTAACCCTTTTAATTTAAAACAAATATGATTAATCTAAATGACAACTCCTTTGATGGAGGTAGTAGTGTTCAAATTTTCAATGATGGTGTAGCAGGTCTAGTAAGAAATGTAAGACTAGACAGAATTGAAGCTAAAGCTGCTGGTGACCAAGCATCTGCTCCTGATTATAAGCTTTTCTTTAAAGATTCTAATGGAGCAGAAATCAACATGGCTTTCTGGTATCTTGACCAAAACAGAGATACTTTTGCTAAAGACCTAGAAAAACAAGGTAAGGCTCTTAAACACCTTATCCATTGCTATCTAGGGGAAGAGTATCAATTCCCTGCTTTTAATTCTCCTAAAGAGCTTCTTGATGGCTGTATGAGAATTATTCAGCCTAAGATTGCTGCTATGGTAAGATTATATTGCACTTATGGTACTACTTTGTATCCTAAGAAATATATTCAAGTTAGAAGCTATGTTCCTTTCATTGAATCAGAACTAATTCCTGTAAGTGATACTCGCCTAAAAGCTAATAAGATTGACCAGATGGTTAGACTAGAAGAGGATACTCCTATGA